GCGCGCCAGCTTGCGGAAAACCCTTCTACGCGCAAGGAGTTCTTGCGTCTAACGAAGAAGGCTAAACCCGACATCCCCATTCCTGAGTTGGAAATTGAGGATTCGGTCTATCAGCAGACGCAAGCGTCGAACGCCCGGGTTGAACAGCTTGAGGCGAAGCTGCGTGAGAAAGAAGCGATGGACGAATTGACGCGCCGTCGCAACGCCCTTTTGAAGAAGGGCAAAGTTTCTGATGAGGCCGAGATTGAGCAGATCGAGAAGATCATGCTTGAGAAGGGCATTACCGATCATGAAACCGCCGCGGATTACCACAGATGGATGCGTGAAAGCGCAGCGCCGACGCCGACTTCCTTCACGCGCAATGTGATGGATACGACCGCGCGCAGCACGCTTTCGTCCTTTTGGAAGAATCCGCAAGTCGCGGCACGAGATGAGGCCAGCAAGGCACTGATGGAACTGCGCGGTAAACCGAACCGTCCCATTGGTCTTTGAGGGTTTCTAGGGAAACGTAACTTCGCTTCGGAGATAAACCATGCCTATCGGTGGTGGTATTCTTCCGGCTACGGGTAGTACGCAATACACCGAGCTTACATATGTAACTCGTAGGGCGTTTATCCCGAAGCTGGTTGTTCAAATCTACAACAGCACCCCGCTTATGGCGGCGCTCATTGCCAATAGCCAACAGGCTACGGGTGGTGTGTCTTCCGTCACGGTGCCGGTGCAGGGTTCTCAGTTTGTCAACGCCCAATGGTCTGATTACAGCGGCTCCTTCGCGCAGCCGTCGGTGCAGCAGGGTGCGTACAACGCTGAGTTCAACCTCAAGCTGATGATCGCCCCCGTGCCGTTCCTCGGTATGGAAGGTGCGGTGCAGCAGGATCACGCTATCATCCCGCTCATTGAGGCTCGCATGAACGATGCGACCAACGTGATGATGGATGGTATGGCGACCGCGCTGTACACCAACACCACGAACACGCAGCAGTTCATTGGTCTGCCCGCCGCGGTGGACGATGGTACGGGCACGGCGACCTACGGCAACATCAATCGCTCGACCTACACTTGGTGGAAGTCGAAGCAGTATGCTGCTGGTTCGGTCAACCCGACCCGTCAGAACGTGCTCCAGTACATTTCCGGTACGGTGAAGAACGGCGCTGAAGTGCCGACCTTTGGCGTGTGCGGCTTTGGTACCTGGACGCTGCTGGCGCAGGATTATGTGGGTCAGGAACAGTATGTCATTACGCCGGGTTCCGGCTTTGATGGCGACCCGAATGGTCCTCAGTCCGGTTTCCGCGCCCTGATGGTCGCTGGCGTGCCGATTTATCCGGACCCATACTGCCCAGAAGGTACGCTGTACCTCCTCAACACCAACTACCTGTCGCTCTATATCCATGAGCAGGGTTCGTTCGTGTTCACGGGCTTTGAGTCCACCCTGCCCAACTGGCAGATTGGTTATGTTGGTGCCGTTCTCATGATCGCGGAATTGGTGAATACCAAGCCCAAGGCCATGACGAAGGTCACTGGCTACAACAGCCTTAGCATCTGAGGAGGATTGACCTATGGCTCTCGGCCTTAACAAAATCCTCGTTGCCAACGCTTCTGCTAATACGTCTGGTGCGTATCTCCAGCCGGTAACTGTTTCGAACGTCGGCGCTGGCAATGCCACCGCTATGACGAACTCGCAGTTCATCCCGGCGGGCACCTACCTGATGTTGCCGGCGGCAAACGTGACCATCGAGGTCAACAACTACACGGGTTCCGCTAATAGCTGGACGACCCTTCTCGCCAACAACACTGGCGGGGTGCTGATTTCCGATGGGTTCAACGTGCGCGCTAACGCGACCACGGGCACTCAGTCGGTGACGCTCCTCACGGTGAACGGCGGTCAGGCGGCTTCTGGCACCTACAACTCGTAAGGAGGCGTAGGTATGGCAAACGGCAACCGCGTCGGCGCAAACCTCCCGACTTCCTTCGCGCGCTTCGTCATTGGCGAGGCCCGCGGGGTGTCGGTGGCTGCGACCGGCAATGCCGTGGCGACCATTCCGATTCTGTCGGGTGGCGTTACGGCGAACACTGGCGCTTACATCATTCGTGAAATCACGGTGATGAACGCCAATAAGAGCATCGCCACTGCCAACGTCATTGTCCTCACCACCAGTGATGGCAATACGTCGAACAATGTGTCTAACGCTACTGTGCTTTCCAACGTAAGTGCTGCCACGACTAAGTGGCAAGACCTGACGCTGGCGACTTCGGCGGCAACGGACGCGTACACGGCGGGTGCGTTGTTTGTAAAGGTAAATACGGCTGTCAGCGGGGGAACCTGTGACATCCGTGTAGTAGGGACTCCGGTAAACCTGTGACCGACACCGTGTATGTGTACAATGACGGCTCTATGTCTCTGACCGATGGTTGGGATGGGAAGGTTTATACCTTCACTCCTGGCGAAACGGTCGAAATACCTGTGTTCGTTGCTGGGCACATATTCGGTTATGGGTTTGAGGATAAAGTCCCTCATGTAACGCGGCTTGGTTGGGCTAAGACCACAAATGATGTGCCTATGGCCCTAACGTGGCTTGAGAACTTCAAGATCACGACCGAGCCTCCTCCGGTTCGGCGCTCAAGTTTCCCGGCGTCGGACTCCGCGAAACCTCTCCCGGTGGCCTCACCGCGCCGGGAGAGGGGAGCGTCAGTCGCCACAATTCAATGAGGTGCGTGAATGTCTGTCACACTGTCGCAGTACATCACGCAATGCCGCCGGCTTCTGCACGACGCTAACGGGAACTTTTACACTGACGCAGAATTAACTGATTATATTAATGATGCGCGCAACAGGCTTGTGCGTGATACGGGCTGCTTGAGAACGCTGTTCCAAGCTGTGACCGTCACCAACCAAGAAGAATACCCTTTTGACAGTTTGGTTGGCCCTGGCGGCACCGTGCCGGTGCCTTTTCCTTTGTTTATGGATTTGCTCAATGTGAATCTATATTGGGGTAATTCTCGATTGCCGTTGCTGTATCGCCCATGGACCGACTTTAACGCGCAGTTGCGTTACTGGCAGAATTATACTGGGCGTCCGGTCGCTTTTAGCATGTATGGGCCGCGCACGTTTTACCTTGGTCCAACGCCCGATCAAGAATACACGATGGAATTGGACTTTGTTGTTGAGCCGCAGCCACTGGTCAATAACACTGATGTTGATGAAATACCGGATATTTGGACGCAGCCGGTAGCGTACTACGCGTCGCACACGGCCAAGTTCAAAGAGCAGTCTTACGGTGAGGCTGAAATCTTCAAGCAGCAATACATCAAAAACGCTCAAAATCTGGTTTCAACGACGTTTACGCGCCGGTTGCCCACCGCTTACTCGCAGGCGTACTAGCCATGGCATCTGCCGAGCAGCGCAAGCAATATCATGTGGTCAAAGACTTCAAAGGCTTAAACACAAAGGCCAATCGTACATCTATTGACCAAAGTGAATTTGCTTGGCTGGAAAACGCGCAACCAGTTGGTGCTGGCAACCTTAAGATTACGCCGGCTCAGGTGACGATCAACACTAGCAGCAACGTTGCGGTGGCGTGGTCGAATACAGTCAGCCACATGGATTCCGTTAATATTCGTGGCACGGATTACATTCTGGCGTTCAAAGCGAACGGGCAAGCCGAAGCGTTTAATATTAACGCATCTACCCTTTCAAATGTTGCGGCGGCTGGTAGTTTTAGCAGTTCTGGTGTCCAGGTTGCTCAATGGAAAGACGAGCGTTGCATGATTATTGACCCGTCAAAGGGTCTTTTTACCTGGGACGGTAATTCGGTTGTGACTGTGGGGTCAGTTGGCGTGATTGCGGTTACGGCTGGCGGGTCAGGTTATACTTCCGCTCCAGCGGTAACTATTAGCGCCCCAAATGAAGCGAATGGCGTGCAAGCCGTTGCAGTCGCTACAATTACAGCCAATGCCGTAAGTTCTGTGACGCTCACAGAAGCCGGTTCGGGTTACACGGCATCTCCTTCAGTTACATTCACTGGTGGTGGAGGCAGTGGTGCTACGGCGGTTGCTTCATATACTAGCTTCGCGACCGGCACCGTATCGGTCACGGTTCTCAATGGCGGCACCGGCTACACCAACGCCGCTAATATTACTGTGTCGTTTAGCGGTGGTGGCGGCACTAACGCGGCGGCTACGGCAATTACTTCGGGCAATATCATCACTCAGGTCGTAATGACTAACTTAGGGTCGGGTTACACATCCGCGCCCACAGTGACTATTACAGGTGGCGGTGGTTCCAATGTTATTGTGCGGGCCAACGTCGTCACTGACCCAAATGTTGATGTTGCCACCTTTAGTGGTCGCACTTGGGTGGCGCAGGGCCGCAATGTTTTTTATACCGCGCCCAACACATATAATGATTTTACTTCAGTTGCCGCAGGTGGTGTGACGCTTACAGACTCGACGCTGCACAACATATTGCGCGGCTTAGTTTCCGCCAACAACTTTTTGTATTTGTTTGGCGATAATTCTATCAATGTTTTCAGTGATGTGCGCGTGACCAACACGGGTGTGACGCTGTTTACAAATACTAATGTCAGCGCCTCCGTTGGTTCCCGGTTTATCAATGCAATGTTCCCTAATTTTCGCTACATTATGTTCCAAAACGAGTATGGCATTTATGCGTTGGTGGGTTCGACCACAACTAAAGTGTCGGACGCATTGGACGGTATCATTCCTTACATTGACTTCTCGCAGCCCATTTATGCCGGGCAAGTCATGATAAACAACATTTTGTGCGCGGCTTTTAATTTTTACTATACGGACCCGGTGCTTGGGCAAAAGTGGGTCCAGGCCGTTTTCTTCGATCGTAAATGGTTTATTACCAGCCAGGGCACCGTAAAGTATCTCACTACTGTACAATTTGCTGGTCAGACGCGTCTTTATGGCAGCGATGGCACTAACTTAGTGCAGTTATATGGTGGTGGCACGGCCAATGTATCGAGCATTATTAAGACAGCCTTGTGGGCTATGGGCGACCCGATTCGTGACAAGCAGGCGTTGAAGTTCGGTCTTGAGGCTATTTTAACGCAAGGATCGGAAATCAATGCAACCATTGATAGCGAGGTTGGGAGTAGCCCTCTAACCTTGGTGGCCGATAATCAGGTCGCGTGGACCAATGTGTTAGGTAGCAGTATTTCTTGGTTGAACAACTCTAGCGCCACAATCCAGTGGATTAACTCTGGGTATCAGTTGTATAAAACTGATGCTCAGCAGTGGGGTAAATATTTGGGTGCTACGCTAACCTCAAATGCTGCCGGCATTACGGTCAGTACGTTTGAGATTGAGCATGAAATGAGAGCGAGGTTCTGATGCCTGTACCGAATACGTTTGCCAATGCAACCACTTCAATTCCGCTTTCGCAGTTGGACGCCAACTTTGCGACTGCAATTACTATTGGCAATTCCTCGGTTCAATTAGGCAATACGGTCAGTACGCTCAACAATATGACTCTTGCCAATGTCACTATTAATTCGGGTGAGGCAAATGTCACCAAAGTAATTGTGAGTAAAGCCAGCAACACTTCTCCTTCAGTGACTTTTGTCTTGGACAATAATACTGGCATGTATTCGCCGGGTGATGACATAGTGGCGTTTACGAATGGCGGTCAGGAGTCCATGCGCATTGACGCAACCCGCAATGTTCGTATTGGCACGGCGGCTTTGGCAACCACGGCGACTGATGGATTTCTTTATGTCCCAACTTGTGCTGGGGTTCCGACCGGGACACCAACCTCCATTACGGGCTTGGCGCCTATTGTAATAGATACAACCAATAATCGGTTGTACTTTTACGCAAGCGGCGCTTGGCGCAATGCTGGGCCATGAGGTGATGGGCATGTCCGTGGAGATTGATCCGAGAGACTTTGGACGTTTGGAAGCTGAAGTAAAGCAGTTGCAGGACAAGGTTGCGGAAATCTACGACGACATGAAAGCCGTGCGTTCTACGTTGGATGCTGCCGGCGGCAGTTGGCGCATGTTGGTGGGCGTGGCTACGGTATCGAGTGCGTTGACTGCACTGATCGTCAAAATCTTTCCAGCGTTCCCTTGGAGGTAACACAATGGGCATCAACGCTTTTACCAAAATGGGTAATACGGTCACGTTTACCGCCGATACAACAGCGCCTAGCCCCGTACAGGCTGCGTCCACGAGCCTTGGTGGTAACCAGTATCGTATCATCAATTCTGGGACAGTTGTGGCGTTTTTGGGTTATGGTTCGACTTCGGCGGAGGCTTCAAATAATGCGGTGGTGGTGAGTTCCTCGCAATCATCGTTTCCGTTGTTGCCTGGGACAGACGAAATCCTAACCTTCGTGCCCAATGCGTATTTTACCGCAATAACGCAATCGGGCGCCGCGCCTATTTACATTACGCCTGGGGATGGGCTGTGACATATGTTGAAAGTAGCAAACACTGTTGGCGGTGGTGGCGGTAACGCCTCTGGAACTGTAACGCTTGTTGCTACTGGCACAGGCCTTACTGGTGGGCCAATTACAACGTCTGGTACAATCAGTTTAGCGAATACGGCGGTAACTGCCGCATCTTATGGGGACGCTGCAACGGTTGCGACTTTTACGGTTGATGCTCAGGGAAGGCTGACTGCTGCGGCCAATGCGACCATTAGCATTCCAGCCAGCGCCATCAACACAACGATTCCCAATAGCGGGTTGACCAACAGCACAATTACGCTCGGTAATGCCACTCTTACATTAGGCAGTACGACTACTAATGTTGGTAACTTGACTTTGGCAAATGCCAATCTGACCAGTGTAGCCGCAACATTTCCCAATAGTTATTTGTCCAATAGTACAACTACTTTGGGAAACGCGACCCTTACCCTTGGTTCGACCACGAGCACTGTTGGGAACCTTACCCTTACCAACGCAAATGTCGGGTCTTACGATCTTAACGTCGCTAATTCGGCCATTATTTCGGTCAGCACTACGTCGGACGCTTTGCGCATTACCCAAACCGGCACCGGCAACGCGCTCGTGGTTGAGGATAGCGCAAACCCTGATGCGACACCGTTTGTGGTGGACGCCAGCGGCCAAGTGGTTCGGGGCTATACATCTCCGATAGCTACGGTCAACTACGTTGGTAACGCAGCTACGCCTTCGCTTCAGAATATTTCTACGGGAACTCCAGGGGCGTCCTTTGGAGCTTTTCTGTATA